CGCCGCCGAAGCCGCTTGATCATCCGGCATTGGGGACTCCTCTGTCTCCGCGAAACTCGCATTCAGACTGGACGCATCCGCTTCGGCGGCGAGCCGCTGCAGTGCTTCGATCTGCCAGGCAGGCAGGGTTCGGTCGGCGGGCTCGAGCCCCTCGCTGGCGATCAGTCGATCGCGCAGCCCTGCGAACAGAGAGGCGAGGGTCGAGGCCAGCCAGCCGAGGCGGCCTTCGCTAACCTCGATGGTCACCGCCCCTTCGGACTCGCCGAGCGCGATCGGCCTCAGACCTTTGACCGCCGGCGGCTGTGCGCCCAAGAAGCCGACATGCCGCAGGTACCAGGCTTCGGGCTTCGGGCTTGTGGGCGAGCCCGGGCGATAGAGCGATGCGGAGATCTTCTTGTAGCGGCCGGCGCTCACCAGCTCCGCCAGCCCCGCGTCGAGCTGATCCACGTCGGCGACCAGTCGATCGTCCCTCACGGCGAGGCCGCGCACCCAGCCATAGGCCGGCGCATCCGTCGCCGGATGGCCGACGACGACAGGGGCCTCGTGCAGCTCCCGATCGTAGCCCGCGGCAATGGCGGCGAGGTCGGCGGGCAAGATGTCCACCGGATCGCCATTCATCGCCGTGAAGCTGCCGGCGCGCAGGACCTCGATCTCGGGCATGTCGGTCTATGGCTGCAGCCCGCCGCCATCAGGAACCGTGACATTATCGGCTGGCAAGGCCCACCAAGGGCCCGCAAGGACAACTCCGGCATCGTGACGGCGAATTGGGGGGGCAGCGGGGGTCGACATGGGCCGTATTCCGCCCAGGACCCTTTTAAAAATGACTTCAAAGGTTTTGCCGTAGTCTCGGACGGTGGCGCCCGGAATCGCTCGTCTACGGCGATTTATGGCGGTTTTCGAATCGGCAAGGCGGCGGGTTTTGCCGAAATTTTCGGCTAAGTCATACGATTGAACGGGTTTTTCCCTTTCGGGCACGAAGAATCGACCCTCCGGGCCGCAGCAGCCGACGGTACGCTCGTGCACGGCGAGAAGATTGGAGAGGGCGCAGCCGTCGCCGCGGGCGCCGGACACACGGCTGATACAGAGCGCGCAGACCGGCCCGGCGTCGTCGGCCGAGCGAGCCAGGCGGACTTGATGCAGGCGCCTCACGGGCCTATGGTCATGGTCGCGTCCGAGTCATATCACGTAACTCCGGTGCTCCGGTGCCGTGGGGGTGGTTACGGCCCCCCGGGCGCTTCATCCCGCAAGAGCTCGCCGCGACGTTCGAATGCCCGCAGGTTGCGTGGCGTCGCGCGGCGCAGCGTCGTCACGTGCCGCTCGCGCCCGTCGGCGGTCCACTTGACCACCGCCTTCCAGAGCTGCCCCGCGACCCACCCCATGAAGCCGACATGCCGTGAGCCTTCGACTCGCGCTCGACCCCGGTCGACCAGTTGCTGGACCACGGCATAGTCCTCGACCCCGACATCGCCGTGCCGCGACACTTGCCTGGCGGCAGTCGCGGCGCTGAGCATCGCCAGCTGGAGCGTCTCGCCGCCCAGCGCCCGCTCGATCACAGGCGGCAACACCGTCACGGGCAGCGGCACTGCGTCCGGCTTGCCCGCCATCAGATAGCGCGCCCCGGACCCGCCGAGCATGTCCTGGACGGCGGCGCGGGCCATCGGTTCGGGCATCGCGCCGATCTTGTCCGCCAGCACGCGGCCCAGCTGCGCGCCGCGCACGGCACCGGGGTTGTAGGCCCAGCCGGGCCCGACGCCCTCGGGCACGGTTTCGACCTTGCCGGTCCGCTTGTTGCGCCAGGATCTGGTCGCCGATGACGGCTCCTCGCTGACCTCGAGGCCGCGCTGCTCCAGCTGGCGGCGGGAGAGCTGCACCGCCTTGCACCTGCAGCCCCAGTCGTTGGGCGGAAAGTGAGTCTGCCACCAGGGATGATCGACCGGCAACACGGTGCCGTGCCAGCGCCGGTGCTCGTCGCGCACCCGCTCGTCGCCGGCCGTGTAGTAGGCCAGATAGGGCATCCCGCCCTTGACCCGCTGGATACGCTCCCACTGCCCGGCGGCGTAGGCCGTGCGCAGATTGGTGCGGTAGATGGTCTGCAGCCGCCGCGGCGTGCCGAGCGTCGCCTCGACCACTTGGCCTGTCAGTGGGTCGACCACCTCGCGCCGCCCCCACCAGCCCTTCGCCTGCAGCAGCGGCTTCAACCGCTTCTTGAAGGCCTGCCCGGTGGCACCCTCGGCAAGCGCCTGGTCGAGGGATTCGCGGATGTCACCGAGGATATCGAAGCCAGCGGATTTGGCGACGGTGAACGCCGCGGCGTGCTCGGCCTGCCAGAGATCGCGCCAGTCGAAGCTGCGCAGATCGTGCTTCGCCCGAAAGAAGCGGATAGCCTCCTCCGGCGGCACGGTCTCGAGGCTGACCCGGGCCATCGGCCGATCAGCCGTCGATCGGCGCGTCGGCGTCGCCGGCGAGTCGGGCGGCGAAGCGGCCCCGCGCCAGTCGCTCGGCCAGCCGGTTCATGTCGATCCGCCCGACCAGCTCGGGCACCCTGGCGCGAATTGCCGCGAGGTCGTCCTCGTCGCCGATCAGCCGCTCCAGCTGCTCGACCACCGGCGCCATCAGCGGTTCCCAGTCGTCATCGGCGAGCTGGTCGGCGAGCTCGTCGATGCTGTCGCGCCCATCACGCTCGGCGAGCGCCGCCGGCTGCCGTTCATCTTCCTGCGGGCCCGGCATGCCACCAGGCGTTATGCGGGATTCTGGCGCAGAATTTTGCGAGGCGCGCTCGTAGCCGTCGCCGTAGACTTCCCCCATCCGCTTTTGGCTCGGCACCCAGCCGACCCGGGCGAGCAGCTCGTCACGCTCGGCTAGCTCCTTGAGGTCGGGCTCGCTCTCCATTCGGCGCCAGACAGTGGGCGTGGCTGCGCCCGGGAAATTCCATGCGGTGAGCCAGGTCGCCACTTGCCGGGTAAAGCTGAAGCAGACGAGATCCGCATCGGCCTTGACCACCTCGTCGCGCACCGTCTCGTGCACCAAGGCCTGGCTGAGCGAGCTGCCGTCGTCGGTCGTCATGGTCTGGCTGAGGACGATCTTGGCGATCGCCTCGTTCATGGCATCGAGCATCGTCTCGTGCGTCGCCGACCCGCCGCGGGTCGCTTCCATCAGCTCGAGCGCCATTCCTTCCGGGATGGTGATGGCGGCATCGGTGGCGGCGGCGGACGCGGCGCGCAGCAGCGTGTCGATTTCTTTTTCGCTCGCCCCGCTCGGATGGGTTCCGACGACGGTCGGCGTGCCGAACTTTTCCAGGAAGACGAGCCAGAACTTGATGTCGTGCCGCTTGAAGAACACCGGCCAGTAGAGAAAGTGCCCGAGCCCGAGGCCATAGGGCTCATCGTCGGTCGAGCCGCCTGCCGAGAAGGTCCAGAACTTGGCTGGCGGCATGACTTCGCCCTCCGGCCGACCAGGCAGGATCAGCCGAAGCGCGCCGTCGCGATCCCAGCGGAAGCGGTCGCGGCGGCGGACCTTGATGTCCTCGGCGACGACCTGCGCCCCGTCACGCGCCCAGATGCACTCGGCGACCGCCCAACCGTAGAACATGCCATAGAGCATCTTGTCGGTGAGATCGTCGAACCGCAGCTCCTGGAGCTGCTCCTTCAGGAACTCGGCCGCCCGCTTGTCGGCGCGGCTGCTGCTCGCCGGCTCGCCCTGCCATTCGCGACTGACCACGGCGAGCCGGCGCTGCTGAAACGTCGAGTGCACCTGGTCGTCGCGCAGCAGGTCGTCATAGACGGCCAGATCGAACCCGCGGGCCTGAAGGATCGGGTCGTGCGGCTGCCGCAACAGCTGGTCGACGAAGCCGACGGTGATGTCACGGCCACCGGCGGCCCGGGCGAGCTCACCCTTCGCCGGCGACTTGACGGGAGCAGCCATGGACTTCGGCATCAGGTGAACCCTCCCATGGCGCGGCCGATGCCGGCGACGATGCGCCGGCCGCGCGCCGGCAGCCCACTCAGAAAACCGCCCTGCGGCTCGACGTCGAAGCCACGCAGGCCGGCGACTGAATGCCCAGACGTCTCGAACGTGATCGGCGCTGCCCGGCTCTGCGCCGCCGCCTCCAGCATGACGGCGGCGGTCGGCGCGGCGCCCTGCCGCACCCCGCCCCCCCAC